GTGATCCAGGGCATGGCCGGCATTCGATCCTTTGCCACGATCACGCCGAGTCCGCAGCGCGCGGCGATCAAGTTCGGCAACGTGCTCTATAGCCTGGCCGGCAACACGTTCTACAGCATCTCATCCTCTGGGGTTGCAACGAGCATCGGCACGTTGTCCGGCTCCGGGCCGGTCGACATTGCAAAGAACACCTCGCAAATCGCGATTCTGATTGAGCCGGATCTGTGGATATCCAATGGATCGACGCTGACGCAGGTGACTGATGCTGATTTCACCGCCCGCGGTGCGAAGCGCATGGCGGTGCTCGACAACTATGGTGGATTTATCGAGCCCGATTCGGGTCGATTCTTCATCTGTGATCTGAACGATTTCACTGTTTACGACTCGCTGGACTTTGCGACAGCAGAAGGCGCACCCGATAACCTGCTGAGCATCGAATCTAATAATCGACAGTTTGTGCTGTTCGGCGAAGATTCGATTGAGCTGTGGGACAACGTCGGCGGGTCGGGCTTTCCGTTCCTTCGCGTGGCCAATGGATTTGTCGAGAACGGATGCGGTGCGCCCTATTCGACATGCGCCGCTGACAATACCGTGTTCTGGCTGGACCAAGACCGAATCTTCCGCCGCCTGGATGGCATCACGCCGCGGCGTGTATCCCAGTATGGGACTGAGCAGCGCTGGCAGGATTACGCACGCGTCAATGACGCCGTGTCATATCCGTACGTGCACGATGGTCACACCTTTATCGTGCTGCGCTTTCCATCGGCCGGCGCGACCTGGGCTCATGACATCAACACCGGCGAGTGGCACGAGCGAGAAAGCTACGGCCAAGATCATTGGCGTGCTGCCTGGGTCGTGAAGTGTTATGGAAAGACCCTGGTAGGCGATACACAATCAGGGAACATCGGCGAGATCCACTCGACGACCTATACCGAGTGGGGGGATGTGCTGAGCCGTGAAGCGACTTCCGGTGTGACATACGCCGAAAAGCGCTGGGCCTTCTTCGATCGCCTGGAGCTCGACATGGAGGTCGGACAGGGGACAGAGACCGGTCAAGGCGCTGATCCGCAAGTGATGCTGGAAATATCCAACGATGGCGGCGTCAATTTTCGCTCGTTGCCCAATCGCGGCCTGGGCACGACCGGGCATACAACGAAGACGGTTCACTGGGATGGCATGGGCCGCTCGCGAGAACGAGTCCATCGAATCCGTGTCACTGACCCCGTGCCGTTCATGATCGCCGCTGGAAGGCTGGACGTGCGGTAATGAGCATCGTTCGCTTTCCGCGCACTGTTCCCGGACCTAGGGATTCCATTGGCTGGGGGCAACTCTTTCGACAGCTGAATCGATTGGTGGCGCTCGATGGCGATGACCACTACGAGATCGACGCGACGATGGCCCGCGCGTCGGACCAGCGATTGTTGCCGCTCGTAAATGCATCGAACAAGCTGTCGGTTCAAAGCGCGCAGCCACTGTCTGCGACGGAGAATGCCGGGGTAGCAACCATTTCCGTTGCGGCTCACTCGGTGCAATTCGGCTTCGGCACGGTGGCCTACAATTCCGGCAGCATCACCGGTCTTTCTACGAACACGGTGTATTACGTCTACGCCGATGATCCAGATTATGCGGGCGGTGCCGTGACTTACCTTTCAACGACGAACCCGCTCACCGTGACCGCCGGTAACGGTCGTTACTACCTTGGCAAGATCACCACGCCTGCGGGCGGTGGTGGAGGCACTTCGGGCGGTGGCGGTGGCGGTGGTGGTGGAAATGGATTCCCTATCCCATGAGCGATATCAAGGTTAGGCGCGTGCCTCCCGCGAACGATCATGAGGCACAGCGCTTCTACGTGATCGAAGGTTACATAGACGGAGTGCCGGCCGTGACCAAGCGCGATGCAATCAACGTCGCGGCGCTTGCCTCTGGTGACGTATCGCTACAGGAGCGCATCGACAAGATGAAAGCTGACGTGGCCGAGTATTACGGGCGGCTGCAAGCGCTCGACCAGCTTCCGGATGAGCTGTGACTTACGAGATTGCGTCGTTCCAAGCGAGCGTCGATCTGCCGAGCTTGAAGATTGACCATACGCCTGCCGAGATTCGTCAGCGCGTGACCGATCTGGCCGACATTCTAAAGCAGTACCCGCAGGAGGATTTGCCGGTACAGCATGAGTTTCTGGAAGGGATCTATCTTCGTACGGTTTTCATGAAGGCGGGGACGATCGTCGTCGGGAAGATCCATAAGCAGGAGCACGTTGCGATCATCTCGAAAGGGCACGCGACGGTGCATACGGAACACGGGGTTGTCGATATGCGCGCGCCATTTATCTTCAAATCACCGCCCGGCGTTCAGCGAGCGCTAGTCATTCACGAAGACATGGTGTGGACGACGGTTCACCGATCTGACCATACCGACCTTGAGAAGCTGGAAGAGCAATTGATCGCGAAAGATTTCACCGACCCCGTGCTGATAGAGAGGGCACAGAAATGTCTTGGGGCCTAGTCGCTGTTGGTGTTGCAACCGTTGGCACTGGAGCGATGAGCGCCAATGCAGCGCGCCGTGCCGGTGCTGCTGCTGCGCGCGGGGCTGATGCCGCCACTGCTGAAACCGGCCGACAGTACGACCAAACGCGCGCGGACCTCGCTCCTTGGCGGACGACCGGCGCGGGCGCGCTCAATCAGCTGGCAAGCGTATTTGGCCTGCCAACAACCACGCCAGAGCAGTTCCAGAGCCAGCAGCCGACATTTCATGGCGGGATGGAGTTACCGGCAGGAACGACTGCCGTCAGCATCGGCGATGGACGCTATGACGTCATGTACAACGGCCAGAGGATTGGCGGGCTCACGCCTGGCGGTCCGGCAGGCCGGTTCACACCGGCCGATGGTGTGGATATTGAGGCGCTGAAGAACGAGCAGCGCAATCAGCAGATCGCTCAGGGTTCAACGGGAACTGGCGCCCCTGACATGTCTGGTTTCTTCGCGAGCCCCGGCTATCAGTTCCGGCGCGATGAAGGAATGCGCGGAGTCGAGCGCACGGCCGCTGCTCGTGGCGGTGCATTCAGCGGCAATGCGCTGCGAGCACTGACCGACTTCAACAGCAATCTGGCCTCCAACGAGTTCGGCAACTGGTTCAACCAACTCGGCACACTCGCCGGTATTGGCCAGACCGCGACGAATCAGACCGCGGCGTATGGGGCCGATGCGGCGAGTCAGGCAGGTCGAAACGCACTATTCGCTGGCGATGCTCGTGCCTCCGGAATCGTCGGTAGCGGCAATGCCTGGGGGAACACCCTGCAAGATTTGGGCGGCTTGTATGGCTACTACAAGCGGCCGAAGACGAGTGGCACTCGAGACTATGGGATGGGACCGTAATGCCTACCCGTCAAGAACTTTTCAGCCCTGCGAATGCATTCATCCAAGGCCAAGCGGCTCGTCAACAGTACGACGCCGGACAGACGCGCAATGCGCTCGCGCAGATGGAACTGCAGAACGCCCAGCGCGAGATGGCGAGCCGAAACAAACTCATGGATTTGCAGGTGCAGGGTCAGCAGCAGACCTTGAATGCGGAGCAAGCCAAGTTCGCCTATGCACAGCTCAAGCAGGCGATGGACTCGGGAAATCCGAAGGCATTCGTTCTCCAGAACATTCCGCTACTGGCTTCAAAGCTCGGCGAGCAGGGCATCGATCTTCAATCGATGGATGACCAGACGGCGACACAGCTCGTCGATGGCTTGGCGCGCAAATACGCCGGTGAGGCCGGTGTGTTGCCAGCCGCCCCAATGTCGGCGCAGGGCAAGATCGGTGCTGACGTGCGTGGTGGATATCTCACGCAGGAGCAAGCTAACGCGGCCCTCAATCCTGGCATGTCACCGTACCAGCAAGAACGCCTCAATATTGAGAGGCAGAAGTTAAGCCAGCGTCCGCAAGATACTGGCCCGCTAGTGCAGGTTGCCGGCCCGGATGGCAATCCGGTTTACAGGACACGTGAAGAGGCAGTCGGTCAGCCTGCGTATGTAGCGCGCGACAAGCCGGCTGCAGCGGATCTCAAGTATCAGCGCGAACTCAAGAGTAAGCAGCCGCGCCTGCAGGCGGCCATTCGTCGTGTCGAACGATTGGCTGAAGCGGCTCAATCGATCGCCAAAAATAGCGCGTTCGATGGCGGGCCGCTGGACCAGTACGCGATCAACTGGACCAAGCAAGGCCAAGAGCTGGAGCAAGCGGCCGCGTCTCTTACGCCTGAGCTGACGGCCCTTACCCGTGTTCCTGGCATCGGCTCGCAATCGGATCTGGAAACACGGCTCGCCGGGCTGCAGTTTCCGTCATCGCGCTTCTCGCCCGAGGTCAACGCGAAAGCAGTCGCCGAACTGCAAGCGTTCATGAGGGACTTGCAGGACGTGTACGGCAGCGCGCTTGAGCCGAGTGGGGCAGAGCCGCCAACCGGTGCTGCACGTCGCACGCAAGGCCAAGCGCCGGCTGAAGCCATTGAGTACCTGCGCCAGAACCCGCAGTTCAAGGGCGCCTTCCGTCAGAAATACGGGTATCTCCCGGATGGCCTCTAACCCGTTCGATCGGTTTGACCAGCCGCGCGGGCAGCGACAGGCCGGTAACATTGATCTGCATGCACGTCCCGTGGTGCGCAATCAGGATGGGTCCATCAGCACCGTGCGCTCGATGTCGATCGGCACCGATCAAGGCGAGGTACTGATTCCGACCGTTAGTGATGACGGCCGCATCATGAACAATGACGAAGCGATTGCTGCCTATCGTCAGAGCGGGCGCCATCTCGGCATCTTCGATACGCCGGAGAATGCCACTACGTACGCTCAGAGCCTACACAATGAACAGGCGGCAGAATACGGAGGCAATCCCTTCGATCAGTTCGATGGCACTCAGACCCCGCAGACAGCAGTGGCACCTCAACGCGAACAGCCAGTTGGCAACTTGTACGACGCCATACTGGATCCCGCGATGGCGATTGGATCCAGTGCGGTAGCCGCGCCCCTTGCCGGTATCGCCGGATTGTGGACGATGGCAGGTCGAGCGGCGAAGGTGACCAATGCCAATCCGGCCGACGTCGTTGAGGGTTTCCAAGGCGCTCTGACCTACCAGCCACGCACGAAGGCTG